TACTTTTAGGTATCAGTGACCGTATTAAATTATCAAAGAGTCCTTCATCTAAAATATTCTTTGAATTCATATATGATTTTTTATTTTTAGGCATATGTTTATCCTTAGATATACAACATAAATTGATTCATATATAAATATGAATCTATGTAAATTTTATCTTTTAAATTTAGGTTTAATGCTCGGACGAGCTATAGAGGATTTAGAGGTTTTTGACCTCGCTTTGTCTATTTCTTGTTTTTCTTTTCCTTTAGTTTCAACTAAAGTTTTCAAATAAAATTTTCTCAGATATACCGGCATAGAGTATACGTCAGAATGCGTAAACCCCTGCCCATAATAAACAAGGTTAAAAATTTCTTCGTGAATTTGTGACCTATCCGACGGTGCTAGGCCAAAAAAAGTCTACGGTCATTGGTATATCTACCGTGACCGTCTCTCCCTCCATTTCCACTTCTTGACGAAGTTCTATATCTGGTGATACTCGATTCATTTCTTGTCTTAAAAATAATGAATCTCGACTCAACATACTACTAACAAAATTTGAAATTGTACCTGAATTTGTTTCACCATCAACAGAAACAATTGAATGTCTCAAACGAGTTGTTAATTCTGGTGAAACTTGACTACCAGTTTTCTTAACAGATTCTAATTCCTTTTCAATTTGAATCTCTTCCTTACCTGTAAGTAATTTAAATTTTACTTCTTTTTTAGATACTGGAAGACTAACTTCAAATTCATTTTTATTAACTTCAAGATCATCGGGAATTAATTTAAAAGGACAATCTGCTAAATTAAATGTAAAAGTATCAGTATCTCCTGTATTTGGATTTGTTACTTCAGCTGTATATTCTGGTCCGTATGCTAAAATTCTTGCTGCTATCATAACAGCATTTTTATCACCTAAAACTAAATCACCAACATTAACATCAGGGGTTACTATTAAAGAAGTCAAAAGAGTTTCAATAACAACACCTTTTTTAATGAGATTCTGTGAAGTAAGAATATCTTCTTCCTTAGTCGTCATATATTTAATTTCAAGTTTACCTGTAGTTAATGGGCTATCTTTTGGGTACACTTTTCCTTGACTGGGGAGATCAATTATTTCAGTTGGAAACTGTTGTTCTTTTTTTGTATCAGCCATTAGTTAATTCTCCTATGTTATACTTGTGTTGCTCGTCTAAACCAACCAACCCAAAATCTTTCTTGTTCTGGTTTTCTATGAATAATATCAGCAAATCGTAAAACTCGATATGCTCTAACTCTATCAATATTTAATTTTTGAATTACAGTGAGTGTTTTTGGTCCAATTTTTCCATCAACCTCTAACTTTGCTTTTTTACTATTAGCAGCTCGTTGTAAAACCTTAACAGCACCACTTCTACCAAAATTAACAGTCATATCAAAATAAATATGTCGCAAATGTGATGGTATTTCATCACATTTAGCAGTTCTCCAATAATCTTGATGATATATTTTTTTTGCCTGTTCTTTTGTTAAATTTTTAATATCAACATTTGGATAAAATCGCTTAGCTATTCCAAAGTTAGTTTCACCTCCTAAATCATTTGGGTCATTAACATATCCACCTTCATGTTTTAGAGTTTCTTCAATTATTTCATTGAAGCTGGTTAATTTTTCGTTAGACATCAAAACCTCTTTTTTATTTATTGATAATAACCTGCATATTAATTTCATATATAAATATATACAGCAGTAAAAAAAGAGCCCAAAAATATGAGCTCTTTGTTATAAGACAACTATGTTTATATATCAAATTTTAAAATTGAAGTATAGCAAAATCATAACGGAGCGTAACAGATATTTCAACAGGAGTACTATCTTCAAACGTTACATCCCCAAAATTAACTGCCTGACACCATGCTCCTTTTAAAGTCCACTCTTCAACAATATCTCCAACTGGTCCCAACATATTAAATTGTACGTCTTTCTTATAGAAATCTGAATATCCATCTCTACCAGTTACTGATTCATGTGATAACCGAATCCATTCCATAACCGCCTGTGACGCTGAAGGCACAATAGGATCGTATAAAGTAATTTCCAATGTTTCCCATGTAGCCTTTCCCTTAACATATCGTCTAATATTCATATGATGTAGCTCAACCTCATCAAATGAAATTGAAGGCCTATTCGCAGCTTTTATCATATATGCGGGAATGCCATCAATTGTCATAATAAACCTATTTTTAAGTTTAGGCTCGAATGGCGTAAACATTATATCATTTGCATCAACTAACTCAGGCATTTATTTTCTCCAAATCTTTAGCAGTATTTGTTTCATATATAAATATAAAAAACTAAAAAAAAGAGCCCAGTATATCTAAGCTCTTTTCTTATACATTAGTTATCAGTAACTATTAATTATTCAGGAAATGTTGCACCTGTAGGCTGTACTGTAAAATCTAGTACAATAAACTCAGCAGTTCTAGTTGGTTGTAAAAATAACTGACCGTACAAAATATTTCTATCAACTATATCAGGAGTATTATTTGTTTCATCCATCACGGCTCTAAACGCATTTAATCCCGAATTAGACTGAACTTGTTCAAGATATGGATTCACCATATTCAAAAATCGTTTTCTAGTTTTTACATTATTCTGTTCGAATACAAGAAATCTTGAAGTTGATGCAATAAATTTCTTAACTTTAATTAACAGTCGTCTAACATTTACTCTATCAAGAGCTGATGCTTTCTTCTGTAATGTTTTTTGTCCCCAAACAGATACACCTTGACCTGGAAATGTAGCAATTGGATTCACGTTTGATTCATAAAGAGTGTCACGATTTGAATGAGTTAGTTTTCTTTCAGCTTGTATTGCTATATCAATTCCACCTCTATTCAATCCTGCAGGGGCGAACCATGGATGTGCAACTTTATCATTAAATGCATAAACACCACCCATTACAACTGTAGGAGGTACCCAAACATTTTTTCCAAGATCAGGATCCGGTATTTGAACCCATGGATAATACATAGCACCATAACTTGAATCTCTAGCTTCACCCTCGCTGGTTGCAGCTGATAAAGCTGAATCATGAAATGTTGGATCCGCTATAACAAAACAATCTCCTCTATCTTCTGCCATATCTATTGCTTTAGTTATTAAACCACCACCGCCGGTTCCTGCATCTACAACTCCGGGCATCATAAGTAAATTAATATCATATTCGTCTTGATTTCCTAACAAATTAATAGCATCTTCGTAAGATGTCTTTCCACTAGCAGCAACATTCAAATTAAGTCCTTGTGAATTTGTATCTGCAATAGTATCATAAAACTTTTTTGGATGTTGTACAGTACCGTCACTACCTCCACTAAATGAACCACCTCTTGAACCACTATTTGATCCACTCGCCACGGATGGTAAAGATGCAGACGCAGCTGAAACTCTTATATTTCCATTTTCATCAAGATAATCTGTTGTTAATGCTTTTACTTCAACTCTAACATATTTTGATTTATTGGGATATGAACCACTTAATTGAAGATATGGATCAGTTCCGCCTGAATCTCTTAACGTCCATTTTTGATCACCAATTAATTTACCAATATAATTACTAGCATTTTCATCTAATGTAACATTATTCCAAGTTTCTAAAGTTTGTTTACGTTTGTGAATATCATCACCTCTTCTAATTAATAACGTAAATGTACCTTTTTTAGTATTTACTGTTGATATTTCCCATCTAAGATTATCTTTTGATCCAGATTGTAATACAGTTTGCGTTCCAATTGGACCATCACTATTCATTATCTCACCATCAGCTAATGTATGAAGTTTAAATACTTCTGTAAATGTATCATTATTATAATCACGCCCGCCACTAAATTCTTCTGCTGACATACTAATCGATGATGTTAAAAAGGGGTGTGAACCGCGATTCAAAGAACTCCAGCCACTTCCACTAGTACTACCACCATACCACTGCCCTAACTCACCAAAAGCACCTCCCTGGTTAAATGACATTGTCACTATATTACTACCACCTCCAACAGCAGAAAGATCACCGCCAACGCTAGCACTAATCTCAAGTTGATGTAATGAAGCACTATTATTAATAACATTCATAAGTTCTCTCGCCGAACCAGTAATACTACCTTTAGGTGCAGCTTTAACGTATAATCGTGTAGCTGAT